GGTATATATGGGGTATATATATAGCTCAGGTAAGTTTATAAGGAAGGTGGGAACACTGGGAACGTGGGAACACTTACCTTGTCTCATTTCTGTCTCATGCACGTCTCAAAAAAGAATCAACCCGTTGTTGATCGTCTTATTCTTCTCCTCGCTCAATCTGAACATGTTGCGGATGCAATCTTGGATAATGCCCTTGATGATGGTGAACGAGTAGACCCTGATGTTGTTGCTGGTTTAACTCAATATTTAGTACGAATTGCAGATATACTCTCTACAGCAGAAGAAGCTGATTTAAAACCTTTATCCAATGAATAAGCTATATTTTGCTTATGGCTAAAAAAGCAACAGACAGAGAAATTGATTGCAGGGTTAATTCTGTCTACAATTTATTAATTAATGGCCACAGTAAAACTCAAGTCGTTCAGTACTGTGCGGAGAATTATGATGTCAAATTACGCATGGCAGAAAACTATATTGCACGAGCTCGTAAATTGCAGCAGCTAGATGCTGAACTTGAGCGCCCAACCTGGCTTTTGTCTGCTTTATCTCGTCTGCAAAATTACGAAGCTCAATCTGCAAAACGTGGTAATCATCAAGCTGCCCTCCGTGCTGTTGAACTTCAAGCTCGTCTCTTACGGTTTGATTTGAATTGACTTCTTTAATTACTGGGATATGTGATAACGAGCCGTTAATGGCTTTTGCTGAAAAGGCTGCTTTTAACACTCCTCCTTCAAGCAAAGAAGTTATTTCAAGAATTTATGAAGGCTTATTGCCTCATCAAAAACAATTTTGTGATGATACTGAACATCGAAAATTAGCTTTAGTTTGTGGATTTGGAGCTGGTAAAACTCACGCTTTAGTCTCTAAAGCTTGCATCTTGGCAGCAATGAATGTTGGGTTCGTTAGTGCTGTCTTTGAGCCAACTTCTCCGATGCTTAGAGATATTTTGATTCGTACTTTTAACGAGCTTCTGGAGCAGTGGGAAATACCTTATGAGTTTCGAGTGTCGCCTTTGCCTGAATACAAATTAATTTTTGAAGAAGGAAATCATACAATTTTGCTTAGAACAATTTTGACTTATCAGCGTTTAAGAGGTCAGAACTTATGTGCTGTTGGTTTTGACGAGGCAGATACTGTAGGTCAGTACGATGCAGAACAAGCCCAAACAATGGCACTTGCCAGATTGAGATCAGGCAATATTCAGCAGTTTTATGTTTCTACTACTCCAGAGGGATATGGATATTGCTTTAAAACTTTTGAGAAGGAAGCAAAACCTGATACTGCTTTAATCCGTGGAAGAACAATGGATAATCCATTCCTCCCAGAAGGATTTATTGATTCGTTAAAAGAGAATTATCCACCTCAGTTGATAGCCGCTTATCTTGAAGGGCAATTTACCAACTTAAATACGGGATCTGTTTATTCTCGTTTCTCTAGGGATATTCATGTGAAAGATAAATTACCTGATTATCGAGATGAAATTTTACGCTGTGGAATTGATTTCAACATAGATAATACAAATGCTGTTGTTGGGGTGCAAGACGGAAATAAGCTCGTCATAATAGATGAAATTGCGAAAGCTCACGACACTGACGCATTAGCGAAAGAGTTGATCAGACGCTATCCCAAAAGACGAATACTCATTTATCCAGATAGCTCTGGGGGGAATCGGTCCACAAATGCACAGAAGACAGACATTGCCATCCTCGAAGGTTATGGATTCACAAATCAAAGCCCGAAATCGAACCCACCAATCAAAGATAGAGTCTCGTCTGTTCAAGCTCTTTTATGTAACGGCAAAGGAGAATCAAGGTTGGAGATTAGCTCCAGTTGCCGAACCTTAATTGAGTGTCTTGAATTACAATCTTGGGATGAAAAAACAGACCTACCAGACAAGCAAAATGGGCACGATCATTTCCCCGATGCGCTCGGATATATGGTTTATCGTGAGTTTAATTTGTTATATGCTCGATCAGGAAGAGGAACGGGTATTAGAATTTATTAGCTTTTATCTATAAACTGTTTACATAGTGTCGAGGTTTAATCGTGTATAGCGGCTATCAGCATTACAACCGAGAAAAAGCCGCCGCAGGTGTGACGGTAGAAGCCCCATGTTTTGCTTGGCAGAATATGGAACCGCATTGGATTCTTATAGAAGACCTCCAAGGAGGGTCGTTTGGTATTCGTAAAAAACACAGAAGGTATCTTCCACAAGAACCTTCTGAGCAAGATGTCTCTTATGATGCAAGACTTTCACGTTCTGTTGTCCCTCCATATCTGCAACGCATTGAGAGAATGTTGGCAGGAATGTTAGTTAGAAAACCTGTTCGTTTGAATGATGTTGGTGATCAAATAAGGGAAGATTTATTTAATGTAGATTTACAAAATAATGATCTTAATGTGTGGACGTTTGAGTTATCAAAATTGGCTATTCGCTATGGCCATGTAGGTGTACTCGTAGATGCTCCAGCCGCAGGACAAAAAGGCCGTCCATATTGGGTGACTTATACCCCTAGAGAAATTCTTGGTTGGAGGACAGAAGTTATTGATGGGATGCAGAAATTTACACAGCTAAGGCTTTTAGAAAAAGTATTTGAAGCAGATGGCGATTATGGAGAAAAAGAAGTTGAGCAGGTAAGGGTATTAACGCCTGGAGCTTTTGAGATCCACCGCAAAAATGAAAAGAGTGGTGAATATGATTTATATGAAGAAGGAACAACATCATTAACAGAAATTCCTTTTGCTGTTGCTTATGCAAACAGGGTGAACTTTATGGAGTCACGTCCTCCACTAGAAGATATCGGGGAATTAAACTTACGCTCGTATCAATGCGGTTCAGATCTTAGTAACCAATTACATATAAGCAGTGTTCCCATGCTGGCTTTCTATGGTTTCCCTCAGTCAAGTGAAGAAGTAAGTGCTGGACCAGGAGAAGCAATTGCCTTTCCTGCTGAAGGTCGAGCTGAATACATCGAAATCACAGGAAAAGGTTTTGAAGCTCAATTTAAGCAACTTGAACAGATCGAAAAGCAAATAAATAATTTAAGTCTAGCGGCTGTGCAAGGATCCAAGCTATCCGCAGAGACAGCAAAATCAAAAGAAATAGACCACTCTCAAGGAAATAGTACGCTAATGGTCTTGGCACAGCAGATTCAAGATTTAATTGATAACTGTCTTCTGTTCCATGCGAATTATTTAGGAAGCAACGAAGCTGGAAGTAGTTTTGTAAATCGTGACTTCTTGGCAGCTCGTCTTGATCCGCAAGAGATAGGAAGTTTGCTGCAACTTTATACTGCTGGCACGATCACGCAAGAAACCTTATTGAAACAGTTAGAAGAAGGGGAGGTATTAGGAGATGAGTTTTCAATTGAAGAGGAGTTAGAAGCTACACAAATGGGCGGTTTAATTGATATGGAACAACCGCAAGAAGAAGTGACAGAAGAAGAAGTAATAGAAGAAGATGAATAATGACGAAAGAAGGTACTCCTGCTGTTCTATTCAGGAACTCAATTGATTTAAACCGTTTTAGTAATGGTGTCTCTAGGAAGATTGTTCAATCAAATATTGATGTCATTATTCGGGCAGCAAAACAACTTTCTAAAATTGATCCTTCTAGGCCGCCTTCTTATAAAACTGCAAGATTAAGATCATTAATTAAGCAAACGAAAGAATCCTTATCAACGTGGGAAAAGGAAAGCGTTGATGTAATGATTCGAGAGTTAGAAGGTTTAGCAGGAGTACAAGCTGGTTTTGTAGAAGACCAAATAGCACAAGCATTACCTAATGGAGTATTAAAAACTGATTTAAACCCGTTAGGGTATAGCGTTCAGACTGTTGCCGTTAGTCCTAGTTTTGCAAAAGCTGTTGTAACAAAAGACCCAAGTGTTTTAAGCCTTAAATCAACAGGAACATTTGATTTAACAGCAGCACAGGGAGCAGAAGTTTTATTGCCTAATGGTGAAACTGTTCAAAAAGCTTTTAGAGGTTTAGCAAGCCGTCAAGCAACACAGTTTAATCAAGTTGTTAGAACAGGTCTTTTATCTGGAGAAACAACAGAATCAATCGTTAGTCAATTAATAGGAAATTTGCAGTTTGGACAAGGAGCAAAAACAAATCAACAATATTTATTAGCAGGGAAAGAAGTTTTAAATATGGCTTCTCATCAAATTAGAACAGTCGTAAGAACAAGTATTAATCAGGTATCTAATGCAGCAAGTCAACAGGTTTATAAGGCAAACGAAGATATAACAGAAAAATATAAATACGTTTCGACTTTAGACAGTAAAACTACAGCTCTTTGTGCGTCATTAGATGGAAAAGAGTTTGAGTATGGGAAAGGGCCAGAACCGCCACAGCATTTTAATTGCAGATCAACGACTGTTGCTGTGATTGATTATGACGCATTAAAGAAGATGGGATGGGACTTTGATGTTCCTAAAGAGGGAAGAAGAGCTGCTGCTGGTGGAATGGTTCCAGCAAACAAAACTTATGGCAAATGGTTGTATGGACAAAGAAAAGCGGGTACTAAGTTCACCCCAGGAGCAAGACAGATTGAAGCATTGGGAAAAGAAAAGGCTAAATATTTCAACCGATTAGCTAATAAGTACGGTGCTGATGATGCAATTAAGAAATTTGTAAGAGAAGATGGTTCAGAAGTTAGTTTGTTCCAGTTAAAGAAAAGATATGGCAAGCCAGAGAGCATAACGGTCAAGAAGAAGACAGCTCCAAAGAAAAAAATTGTATCAAAGCCAAAAGTAAAAACAACAGCAGAAGAACTAAAAGAAACCAAGGCACAACTGGCTGCTTTAAAAGAAAGAGATCCTTCTTTACCAACTGTTGCTCAATTACAAGCAATTCCAGTTAAATCAAAAGTTCAGTCTATTGATGTAAATAATGCGTTTGATTTGATGGAAAATATGGAAGGAGCAGCAGGGAAAAACGCAAAAAAATTAAGAAATTTTATGGAGAAAAAACAAATTTTCTGTTCTTGGACAACGCCAGGGGTTGCGAGAGGTAATTATTTAAAAGTAGCGGAAAATGTAAAATATATAAAAGAAAATCCACAATTAAGAAAAAGTTTGCAATTAAATAAACAAAGAGGTACAAAGAAAGTTCGTAATACTAGCCCCTCTTATGATCCTTTGCATTTGAAGCATCTTGAAGACAATGAAACAAGGACTCTTAGAGGTTTAAATAAAATGAATACTATTTTAGAAGAAGGATTGGATAGTTCAACAGGTTATGGAAACGCTTTATTTGAAACTTTTTTCACAATGAAAAAAACAACAGCGTATGGGTACACGCTTCAAGGAGCAAATCATATTGTGATGAGAGTGCAGCCTTATCACAAAAAAATCAAAGATCTATCAAAAATTAAAACTGCTATTAGTAACAGCATCAAAAATGCAGCAAAGAACACTCCTTTAGGTAATGTTGATAATGACTTATATAAATTTACAGGTAGAAAAATTACAGACGGAGATTCTTGGCTGACTACTTTTGTTCACGAAATGGGCCATCAAGTGCATTATGCAGCCAACAGACCCGCAATGAAAGGTGCAACATGGATTCCAAGCAAGTACGGTGGAACTAATTTCATGGAAGAGTTTGCAGAAACTTTTGTGCAATACATCTTTGAACCTGTAGAATTAAAAAAAGCATCTCCAAACGCTTTTAAATGGATAGATGACGCAATGAAAAATGCGTTAAATTCTGTTGATTAATTATGAGTTTTGAAACAGTTTTAGAATTGATTCCAAAATTTCCGAGGAACAAAGATATTCCTCGACTTGTCCGTTTGGAATTAGATAAAGCAAAAGGACTTGAAAAAGTAAATATAGAAAGATCTGTAGAAGCTTTGCATGTTGCAGCTAATACAGATAAAGATTTTGAATTAATTGAAAAGTATTTTGGAGATTAAGATGGCAAAGAAGAAAAAGAAGGGCAAAGGCAAGAAGAAGGGTTATTGTTAGACTGCCTTAACAGCCTTATGGGTTTTTATGTCTGAAGAAAAGAATCAGGAGCCTATGGCTACTGACGCTCCTATGGAGAATCAAGCAAACCAACAGT